TCAAAGTTGGTATATACAAATTGGTTGAGATTTCGTAGTTCGCTGATTTCGCCAATGAGTTTGTATCCTTTCCCTTCAATGCTTTTTGGAAGAGGCTTGTCGCTCTCTATAATGACCAGGTTTTTAGTTAATTTCGATAAATCATCGGGAAGGGTAGCATAGACTTCGATTGAAGGAGGAGTAGTTCCTGGAGAAGGAGTAGTAGCTACTGCTGCAGTAGGAGTAGTATAAGATTTTAAGAAATCCAAAATATTAAAAGCCTTGGCATCAAAGGTAGATCCTAAAAGTTTATTAACATCATTTTCAAAATCGCCGATATTGTCTTCATTTTCGTCTTTTTTCAAAAAATAGTGTTGCGCATAAATGTGGGTAAGAAGTTTATCTAAAACATGATTTACGCAATCTGGGCAGCGATTACGAATATCATACAACATTTGTAAGGCAGAAATGATCTTGGATTTGTCGCCATTGATATTCGGATACCCATACCTTTGGCGACCACTTGTGAAAAAGAGTTCAACGCTCTGGCCGCGTTCATTAATAACAGTTCTGGAGCTTTTCATATCCAAAAAAGTTTTGATAGCAAAAAAGGGGCGTATTAAGGCTTGCTGAATTTCTTCGAAAGAACCGTCTTTTGACTGATCGATTTCGGGGAAAACCTTGTTAAAATTGGAATCTTCGGTGGGCAGATTGAACAGATATTTCAAGTTCTTGATAACAAGTTCAGTATTGTAAAAACGGCGTTTGAAAATGGAAAAGGGGTCTTCGCCGAGACCTGTGCCGAACCATTCTTTGGTAACAATACCCGACGTTTCTCTTGGACTCACATGTTGGTCAAGGAGCAGCGTATACCAAGACTTGTTGAGTTCAAAGTACGGTGTTTGGTCATTGGAATTCTGGATCGGTTGTGTCGACGACTTCTTGACCTTAAACTTGACATAGGTTATGGAATCGGAGTTGGACTGCTCTTCAAATATTGAATAGGGGGTTCTTTCCTTATTAGCACTATCCACAATTGTGTCGGAATCTGCTTTAATATAATTGATGGAGCCTGTTTGATTATCAATGCCGACAATGACATATTTTATATTATCGCTGACTTCAGATGTCGGCGCAGTAATGGCAGGAGTTGGAGCGACAGACATATATATTTAGACAACAAAACAAATTTCTAAATATGTATTTGAACAAAAGATTATATAGAACCCTAGATGGAACGATATTTGGTCGCAACGATACAAGTACCGGTGAAAGTGAGCCCGGATGGGGAACTTACAATAATGAATGAATACTCGAAAATAGAGGTGGACGAGGCGGAGGAGGACTTGACGAAGCTGGAAAAAACGGGCGAGACGATTTACGACAAGGTCATCGAATATGTCGCGCAACTTCCCCAGAAACACACATTTGAGTATATCAAAAAAAGCAAAAAGCCGTTAAACACGACATTTAGCAACAAGGTCGCCGCCAAACACTCGCAAAAATTCACGAAAAAGAATTACTGCCAGTGAGGGCGCTGTTCTCTGCGGACGACCAGTGGGTCGGGAAGGAAAGTCGGCTGAGACTCGAACAAGTTGAGGGGTTTAAGTGTGCGGATATCTGGGACGATTTCTGCTTGAGGGATCACCATGTTGCAAGAACCGGTGCCGCGCAGCATGGACTCGATATCGCACGAGTTGTTGGCAAGATTGACGCGAGAAACATGTTGACCGATGAGGCCATTTCCGGGGAGATAAGTGTTAGTGGGGCATCCATATTTAATTCGATAGTCGACATGACCAAAATTGATGGCTTGTTCGAGTTCATAATCTCCGCGCTGTGATTTATTTCGAGTGTCGGTCATTTATATTTGTTTAAGAGAAAAGTTTCTTATACAAATTGGCGTAAGAGGGGTGGGTCTCGTCAAATTTGTCGCCGAGAAGATGGAATGCACAAAGCATTTGGTGGAAAAGGGGCAAATAGTCGTAGGCGAAGAGGACCACAAGACCGGTTTCGGGATTTTCGGAGATCATGAAGGAGGCGGCTTTAACGTAGATGGTTTGGAAAAGGGGATTGCTCTTGGTTTTGGAGTAAATCCAGTCGAGAACTGTTTCCATTTGTGTATCGTCTTCTTCTGCTAAGATGCCTGAGGCACGAATTCCAAATAATTCGCAAATCGTGTCTCTGTATTGATCGTCGTCTTCATAGGAAATCGAGGTAATATCGAAATTATACATGATGGCTAAATAGATTGTGAAATGACGACTCTTTAATTTCTTTTCTTGCTATTCTGTTTTCGGTTGCGTTGGCTTCGGTTGCGCTTGCTGTTGTTGCGGTTTCGGCGTTTGCTTTTGCCTCCGGAAAGTAATCCCCATAAATTTGAAATTGAACGCTCAGATTGAGCTCCGGTAGCGGCGGCACCAGTGGCAGAAGCATCTGAAGTGACGGCTTGAGCATTATCGGCAACCGATTCGGTCGGTTGAATAGCCATAGCACCAGTATCTCGCAAATCTTCAGCAACGGGTTCAGGACGTCCTACTGAATCAATCTTAGTAGTCGCTCCTGTTGCGGCACCCATAGCAGCGTTTTCGACACCTTCGCCCTCGCCACCCTGAAGTAGCTTCTTCTTCAACTCATTGAGCTTTTTCATACTCGCATCCGAAATGTTCTTGAGAACATTCTTTTTACTTCTATTACGCTTTGGCATTTAATATATATATACTCGAAATATATTAAACTGGTTTAATATCCAGAATCATTGGGTAAATGAACACGACTGGCAGATCCACCGCGGACCCATCCGTCCAAGGCGGCTTCTTGTACTAAATACTTGGGATTGGTGATGGTATCCTTAATACTACTAATCAAGGGATACATGTGGTTGTTGGTGAAAGACTGCTCGGTAATGGTGGAAACACTCTTTTTGTTAGTGATGATATCGCCCTGCTTCAATTGAGATTCGAGTACAGTGTCGCAAGATCCTCTTCCTAAATAAGGGACGGTCAAGAAAGGGCGTTGTTGGAGGGACAATTTCTCTAAAGATCGTGCATTTTCCTTTTGGACAACAAGCTTGGAATCGACGTCGACGGTGAGAGCATTAATTCCGGCGCTGGCGCCGGCGTGAGAACCGTTGAACATCATGGCGGGTTGGTTAGTCGCAAAGTGTACGTGATCACTGCTGTTCGATTCGCTAAAATAAGTTGACAACATGTAATTATTAAAACGGGTATTCATGATATTTTTTTGGGATTTGTCGGTATTGTCGTTTCCGATACGAGATGTGCCATTGAATGTGTAAGGGTAAATAGAGGCCATTGTTGTATGATTATACTATATATAGAATAAAAGAAAAGAGGGGAACCTACGGATAAGGCACCTTCGGTGCCCACAGTCGGACGATTTGCGTCCTTTTCCTCTCAGCCCCCTCCTTTATTTTGTAAAAATTACAAGTACGAGTTGTGTTTATCACTATAACACGCCCTTTATTTTTTAGACATTTACCACACCGTAGTAATAAATAAAAACCAAAAAAGGAGAGATCATAAGGCGTAGGCCTCATACGGAGGCTGAACACCTGCGGTTCCCTTAGTAGTTATTGTATCGCGCCACATTTTTCGCACAAGCAAAGGCGTTACCCTCTTTGCAAGAAACCATACTTCCGTAGCAAAATTCGCTAAATGATTGTTGATCATTGGGAATTGTCGTGCTTGCGGTAGAAGTGAAAGGTCGCAACGATTGTTCAAACACATATTCGTCGCCTAAATCCTTGAATAATTTATCTGTAATATCGGGTTGGTCGGGATTGGCTTTGCGCACAAACTCTTTGGCCTTTTCAATAATTTCGGCATTTACATTTTCGTTAAATGCGGGCGGGGCGGGCTTCCTTTGCGGATTATCCACATAGTCGGTGATCAAAACATTGCCAAACGGGTTGGAGGAATCGGGCTCTCGAAAAACATTCATGACATCCGTGGTTGTATACAATTGTTTCGCGGGAGTGGTGATATCAAAACCCTCGGGTTCTTGCTTGGTGGCAGGTTTCATCGACTTGTGGAGCATGAAAATGAAAAAGAGCGAGATGGCACCGATGAACAAAATGCGAAAACTCTTTGTATAGAAAAAGGTCATCAATGAAAGCAAAACAATAGTGCGCGAGATGGCATTTAGCTTTTGTTCGAATGCCATATTATCGACGGGGAAAAATTCAAAGAGAAACTCATTGTTCAAAAGAATATTGGGATTGTCGCTCCAAAATGGGATGATATTCTGAATGGGCTCTTTTTCTTGTTTTACAGGTGTATCGATTTCAAGGTCGTTTGATTGCATTATTATTATGTATATAATAAGACTTGGAAATATATGCTAAATATAGGCGGAAACCTGGAGATGGGCGTAATGCGCCGACATGTGGAATGATTGTTGTCCGCCCTCGCAGTCTTGGTACTGGGTCAAGCCATCTTCAATGGCGAGCATGGGGTATACAACACATCGTTTGCCCTCTTTGGTGATGGACCAATCTGCACTAAAAGGGGGGAAAATAGTCTCGGGAGCTTTCAAGAATTCGTCGGCATATCCGTTTGCATACTTGTCGATGATTTTTCTGGCTTGTTTTCGAGAGAGCAAGTACATTTGTGTGCCCCAGATGTCGCCGTATTCATAATAGCGGAAGGTGGTTGTCGCGGTTGTATCGATGTCTACATAAATGGACTGGCAAACTTTGGGATATTCGCCATTGGAAACCCCTACAAGAGGATATGTGATGAGATAGCCGAGGAGGAGGGTGTCGAGATGGAGGGCTTCAAAGTCGGCGAGGACGTGTTCGAGGCGAGCGCGAAAATCGGCGTCGATCAAGATATCGTCTTCGCAAAAAATGCCGTATTCGCGGGAGTCGTTGTCGACAAAGTCGCGAATCATGTCGAGGTGGCCGTACATACAAGACCAGCATTTTTGGGTATGGGGGATGAGATTGTGTTTGGCGATGCGCGGGTCTGATATGGGAACGCCGGGACTCAGCACGGCAGAGACGCCGACTTTGTTGAATCGTTCAGTCATGGACTGTTTTCGAGTTTCGTTGTTGAAATTGAGACAATAGATTGCGCAGGTAGATGTCATTATAAAGGGAACCTTGGTTCCCTTTAAATCCCTTAAGGGAACCAAGGTATTCAGCCCTTCGGGCTTAAAGTCCGCACAGCGGACGACAGTCGGATGCCTTAAAGGTGCGTCGCGTCAAGAGACGCTCCGAAGGCATCCTTTACGCCTTATAATCACTCCTTTTTATTTTTGGAAATAAAAATGAAGATCTCCTTAAACAATGAGTTTCCTTAATATTCAAAAAAAAAGGAAAAAGTATGGGATCATAAGGGAACGACGAGTTCCCTTAGCGGTGATACTTACCAACTCGCGCGAAGGAGTCGACCATAAAAATCACAAAAACTCCTAAAAACGAATACAAAATCAGCTCCTCGGTAATGTTGCTGGTTTTCTCCATCTGAAGGTCCTCGAGAATGTGGGTGATATAATTGAGTTTTTGCATAATTCCGTCGTTGCCTACTGCGTCGGCAGTATTCCCCGATCGGCTCATGCTGTAATACGGTTTGCCTAAAATAGCACCGGCTTCATAGCTTTTGTTGTAGTTACTCAAGGCGTCGATGCCGATATCGCTGGGCACAAATTCCGGCAGGCCCGCAGCCCTTTTCAGGAGGGGTGATTCAAAGCCTTCTTGTTTGGTTTTTGCTAAATTGTTGTTGGCGGGAGAATTCAAGGGTTTAAAATCGACCAGGTCCTCGCCGCTCGATGACTCGGTGATTCGATTGAGCATGTCATTCACGGTATTTCCACGTTCTTCGTTCATAGTGATGGTGGACTTCATGGATTCGGACAATGGCGCGGTCAAGTTGTAATCATCTACGATAATATCTGGTTCGTTGTTGTCGTCATCTGTATTCCGAGTTACCCGTTGGGTTTTGCGTTTCCCAATTGCGGGGGTTCTCTTGATGGTTTGTGAAGAATTCCATGGAGAAGCGGTGTTTAATAGTGACATCTTTCTGTAGTTATATATATAATCGAAATAATAATGAAAAATTTGATCGCAAGAGACAATCTAGTTATGATGCAGTTTATCCCAATCATCATGATTTTGTTTTATTCGGTCTATCGATACAAGTTTAGCAAACTGAGTCACAGCATTTTAGGGAAACTATTTGCGATTGCGTTGATTTTGTATTATACACGAATCCACTTTGTCTATGGAACCATTTGTTGTTTTGTGGTGATTTTGTATTACCAGATGGCAGAGGTAGAAGGTTTTGCAATGTTCAAAGACGACAAACCGACCGACGCAAAGCCCTCAGTTGAGAAGAATAAACCACAGGCAAAGGTAGCGACCAATGTACCCTTAGAGTCCTTCGAGATACTGTCGCCGCCAACTTTAGCGGACCCGATCATCACGATTGATCATTTCAATGCGGTCAAGGACGAGTTTATCAAAGAAAAGTGCAAGAACGGCGTGCTCATGTACAAAGACATGCCGGTAAAGACCGAAATGTCGGACCATGTATACAGTGAAATCAAGTTTAACAGCAAAACCAAGTGCAATCCTTGCGACAGGACGTGCGACTACAATATTGTGGAGGCAAAGCTAAAAACGGAAACTGCGTTGATTCCCAAGTTTTCAAAGGATGTAAAAATCTAAGAGTAACATATAAAAAAAATGGCGAAATCAAACATGTTTGCCGGATTGCACGAGAAAGTGGTGAATCTTAATAACAGCAAAATATTTGCCGGTCTAATGATTATTGTATTGAACATCGCATCGAAATTTGTGACATTCCGGTTTGGCAAGTCCACAGAAATGTATTTGAAATACACATTTAGTAGACAAATCTTGGTATTCGCGATGGCGTGGATGGGAACGCGCGACATATATATTGCGACCGGGCTCACGCTGCTTTTCATATTGTTTTTCGACTTTTTGTTTAATGAGAATAGCAGCCTTTGTGTCTTGCCCAATGAGTTCAAAGAGTATTACCAAAATTTTGATGAAGATGTGTCGCACGATGATTATGTGAAAGCAAAGGCAACGGTTGAAAAGTATATTGAGAAAAAGGAGGAGGCGTGCCAATGTTGCGGCAAATAGAACGTCGACAATACAAAGTTACTTGTAATAAAAAATTTATTTTTTTATTATAAAAAACGAGGACTCAAAAGAGAGCTAAGAAAGCAAAGAAAAAAAGAAGGGAAGGATCATAAGGAAACCGTAGGTTTCCTTAAAAATATCTAAGCATTTATTAAATGGCGACAAGTTTAGAAAAATCCTCAACAGACTTGACAGACGCAAAAGATCTTGATATTGAAAAATTAAATATAATATGCTTCACAAACAAAGACACAAAAAATAATTTGACCGCTAACATGTTTGTATTTGAAAACAACCAAACTGTCAAGGGGGATTATCCACTTTTGTGTACAAATGTCGAATACAACAAGGAATACTTGGAGAACAAGCCGCTTTTCGAGAAAGTCCAAATCTTTTTTAACCGTTACGAGTTTGAAAAGTTTCTGCTGTCGTCGAAGAAGAAAAGCACAAACAAAGACCTTGTGCGAGAAAATATATTCTTCATGTTGACTGTCATGTTTCCGATAACATTTCCAATCAAAGATACGGTGACCAGCTATTATAAAAATAATTATTTGTTTGACTGGGAGCGCGTGTTCAAAGCAGTGAGACAAGACGACGAATATATCAGTCTAAATATTGAGAAACCGTCGACAGTTATCCAAGTGGTATGGCTTGATACAATATCGAAAAATCCAGTTTATATCGATTTGTATGAAACGATCAAGTCGTATAAGAAAAAAGTGATTGACTATATGACCCAAAAATCAAAGCAAACCGACTTGACTTCAAAAACCACAGCAGACAAAACAACAACGAAACTTGGTTACATTAGTTTTGCTAACAAATTGTACGATCTTTTAAACGACAAAATTGTATACAGAGTTAAGGGGGTTGACTTTAAACAATTTTTAACCGATTTGGTAAACTTTAAAACCCAACTCAACACCACAACAAAAGATAATGAAGTTTTAAAAGGAGAGGCGATGACATTATTAAACAGGTTGCGCGAGATTTTAACGAATTCCCCGACTCAAATTGGCTACAACTTTACTGAAGAATTGGACGGAATCGAGTCGTTACTAAATGCGAAGGGCAATGAAGAAAAAGATAAACCTGCAATTCGCGTGATTATTGAACAATACAAAAATGGCGAATTAACCGATGCGGAAATGAAGGTGAAATTTTCCGATTATGAAACACACGGATCGACTTGGTGGAAACTATATTTTATTTTTGCACGATTAAAAAAAAATACATTGGAATACAACAATTTTGTCGAAAGGTATGTGAAAACGAAGATTGTTGACGCGGGGTCGAGAGAGAGCAGATATTACTATTATAACAGTGAGTCTGCGAACGAAAGCAAATTTAACAAAAATTTGGCAGATCTCGATTTTCACTTTGACTTTATGAAGAAGATGGAGCCCTTTATTTTGCAGCGACGACAATCAACAAATCCGAAAATATCGGCATTATTTCGAGACGAAGAAGACCGATATGTTGTCGAGATGGACACATTTTTAGGAATGTTCAAAGACAAAGATCAGAAAAATGCGGAAGCCGGGGTTGATATAGTAAAGCAGTCTTCGTCGACGTCAAAGCAGAATGAGTTTGGATACGAAGATAGCAACGCACCTTTAAGCAAGGACAAAAGTGCTTTTTACGAAATACAACTTGGAATCGCACTTGTGGGTGGCAAGATCACTTCGGCGAATAGTGAATTTTGCAAATTTCAGGCAATCAAGTTGGCGAACGACTACAAATTCTTAACCAAGTATGGATACGACGATACAGGCAAAATTTATTTGTATCCCTATGTAGAGTTGGCTGAGAATGCGGAGCAACCAAAGAGTCTCCCTACAATTCTGAATTTGAAAAAGAAGGGCGGAAGACGAAGAACGCGCCTAAACAAAAAAGGCAGACAAACGCGCAAATTATTTCATCGGAATTTTCAGGAAAAAAAGTCCAAGAACAATTAGCCCGATGCCGATGTATTGATTTGGATCATTAAACCTCTCTCCTAGCACGATGTAGGCCATCAGAGACTCCAAAAACGCGGAGATTCCGTCCCACGCTGCATTGACCATGAGGACCGAGGATCCGCGCAAAGATTCAACCAAAAAATAGACAACACCGAAATAGCCTAAAATTCCGTAAGCCAAATACGTAAGCCCACCTTCATTCGCATATTTTTTCAACGCAAAATCTCCGAATATTTCAGTGATCGAAAGAAGTCCCACTGAGTATAGACTCATTTTATTGTTTTGTATATACAACATGCATTTTATAATTTGAACGAGAGACCAATCTCTTGCGTGGTGTTGTTTTCCCAGATACCGGAAATTTTGAGACAACTTATTTTGTCGCTTTGTAAATGTCGATTGCTGACTGTGAATTTTGTTTTCAATAGTTCGGAAAGTTTGTAGGTGACAATGTTATCGGAGGGATATTGTCGCGTTTTTGCATATAGGGTGAGAATCGTGGATTCGAGTTTGATAAGCATATTGTATGTTTGGGCATCAATCAAGGGTTTGCCGGTGTTTGTGGGTTCTTCGTGAACACACGCGTAAATGCCATACATAGTGAAGTTATCGTCACAATACAAGATTTTGGTGAAAAGACCGTCGAACATCATATTTTGTTTGGTTTCATTGAAAAAAATATTGTTGGAATTAATGTTTTCTAACTCGAGTAATATATTCATTTTTGCAGATTTTTCGTTAAATATTTTTCGTCAAATATTTTTATACTGTTTGTTCAAAATAGTATAAAATTAAGGGAACCTTAGGATAAGGCGCCTTATGGCGCCGATGGTGGAACACCTTTGGTGTTCACTCCCTTATGAACCTTCCCTTTTTTTTGGATTTTTTTTATAAAAATGGATTTGTGTGGTAAACTTTCTTTTTTAATAAAAAAATTAAAAAAAAAGGAGGGGTTTCAGGGGAACCTTCGGTTCTCCTGTTTACATGGCAACGGTTCGGAGACCGCCGGCAAGTCCAGTGCCGATGGCGAGACCAGCACCCTGTCTGGACGATACGCCCATAGAGGGGATGAAAGTGTCTAAAACAGCGAGAGTGGCGGCAGCAACAAGAGCGATGACAACCGTCTCCTCAATCTTAAGAGACTGCTTGGGAATGACATAAGCGGCTAAAGCAACAATGATACCTTCAACAATGTATTTGATGGCCTTCTTGACGAGTTCGTTAAACATTTTTTTTTATATACTATTCCAACAAAAAAAATATGCCAATTTCATCATGATAAAAAAAACAAAATATATTATGTTTGTTAAAATACTTAAACCGTAGAATCTCTATTTTATTACTAAATGTCTGGATTCCAAAAGAAAAAGCTACCCAACGGTTCTAAAAACCCCGACTACGTCGATTTGTGCGAGGAAGACCCCACCATCCCTTCTCAAAAATTTGTTTGTATTTCGTTCATCTCCCCCGAAAAAGTGCTAAAGCAGCGCGAGCAGTATCTTTTCGAAAAGTTTGTTCAACAATGGGAGTTCAGCAAGTCCATTGAGAAGTTCGGCGAATTTCTAAATTTCATTGCGTTCAAATACAAGCTAAAGTTGGACGACATCATGGAGGATATGAAGGAGTATGTGACCGAAGAGAAGAATCACCTAAAGTCTTTTTCAGTGACTGATGATTTCAAGAATTTCATGGACAAAAACGAAGACCGAATTACCGAGGAATTCAACAAGAACAATGAGTTTCAAACATCGGTGCGCGGTATTAAGATTCGCGGCGCTTACTCGAGTCAGGCAGAGGCAGAGTTGCGCGCCAAGAAGTTGCGCGAGTCAGATCCTCATCATGATATTTTTGTTGGCCCCGTGGGTGTTTGGATGCCTTGGGATCCCGACGCTTACAAGACAGGTCGTGTCGAGTTTATGGAGGAGGAGTTGAACCAGCTTCACCAAGAAAAGGTGAAGAACGAGGAGAAGGCCAAGCAGGAGTTTGACCAGCGAATCCGCGATGCTAAGCGAAAGGCCATTGAGGAAAATGTGAAGAAGGCTCGTGAATCTGGTAACAAGTTGACTCAGACTTTATCGGAGGATGGCGAGTTGATTGGTGTGACCAAGACTGTTAATTTTGACGAGCGCGAGGTGGCCGAGATCAAGCCCTCGAATGGATTCGGCAAGGCCACAGTTGAGGCTTCTTCTGCAGAATCGGAGACTATGGAAGATGTCGAATAATCAAAGGAAACCGACGGTAAGGCACCTTTAAGGCGTTTATTCCTTTTCACAAGTTATGAATCTTTCCCTTTATTTTTTTTAAATTTAATAGTAACAAGAATTAAATTTAAAACAACACAAAAAGGAGGGGTTATAGGGGAACGTAGTTCCCCTAAAAGAAGTAATACCGATTCGCATTTTGCGGCGGCTTTGACTCCTTCTCCAAATCTTTGCGAAATATTTTTTCATCAATGTCATATACTTTGAAACAGACTCCGTCGTCTCTATCTTCCGAACGATACATATTTTTCCTGTAAAAATCAGGCGACGCGCCGTCTAACACCCAATAACGACGTTTGATACCCAAGTACCGATAATCTTTGTATATCCGACAGAGCCGAAAAAAATAAAAAAAAAGTTCGGTGATATAGTTTACATATTCCACCGTTTCCTCTACATACTCTGCGTTGATTTTTTGCACAAGTTTTGTGTACTGTTGGAGGCGCAAGTTGACGTCTTGATTTGTATTAATCGGGGTGAAATAAATTTGCTCAAAGGTTGCGGCATACTGTTCCCACAACTTGGCAGATGTATAATTAATATCGGCCTTTTCTTTCAGTTTGAAAAATGTGTTGATGATTGACAATACAAAAGTGGTCAACAGTACATAGAACAACTGGTCTTGATTTAAAAAGTTGGAACCGGAGCCGGTTTGACCGGCGGACAACGCAGTAAACAATGTGATTGTGAAGTTAATCGGGGTCGAAATATAGTTCCAAAAACCCGCGTTGAAATATTTTTTTTTTAATTGCATGCCAATTCGCAGATTCAAATTGTCTTGCACAGTTAGCATGATTCCCCAGGTTGGTGCCAAGTTATCGATGATATAGTTTGTTTTCAAACCGTCCGATGTGACGGAAGATGTGTCGTCATGAGGTTGTTGTAAACTCATGGATTGCTGTTGTTGTTGTTGTTGCACGGTGTGAGCTGGTTGTTTCTGTGCGACCGTTTGATCTTCCGGTACAATATCCACACCAAATTCAAATCTCTCGCCACTCATTTTATTTTATTTAACTAAATATATTTTTAACGCCCAGTTGACCCAATGCCACCTTCACCACGAAGCGTCTTTGCGCCAAGATCATCAATATTGTTTGTCAACTCGACAAAAATCGGCATAAGTCCGGGCGCACAAATTTGTATCAATCGGTCATTCTTTTCAATCGAATAACTCGGAGTCAAACAATCGAACATACCGATTAGGTTTCCGCGGTAACCAGAGTCGACGATTCCTGTGGAGTTTGCCAAACGAAGTTGAGTCTTGGAAATGCTCGATCGTGGGTGCATATAGTATCCAGTATTGTAGATGCGTTCGTTTCCCTCTACAATTTGTGCGGAACACTTTATTTGGAAATCCAACTTGTTTACATAGCTGCTTGAAAAGTTTTGTGAGACAGGTGCATACAAATCAAACCCGGCATCGATGTGGACAGCCGAGTTGTTGATTTTTGTGTTGTGCGCGTACATGGCCTCGTAGTACTTTTCGTAAAGGTCTGGATTTATGAGCTGGTCAACATACAAACGCAAGTGCATGTAACGAGGGTAGTGTTCTAAAATTCGGCGGTTTACAAACATTATATTAATGATGATAACTGCGTTCCCTTTAAATCCCTTAAGGGAACTACGTTCCCTTATGATCCCTCCTTTTTCTTATGCATAATTGAAAACTCATTCAAAAGGGAAGGATTTAAAGGACACAACGGCTAAGGCGCTTCGGAGC